TATCGTAATCACACTCAGAAAGTGCGTAGTTACTAATGAAAAGATCGACATCTTTTACTTCTTCCAGTTCATCACAAGGAATAAATTTACACTTTGCATAAAGTTCAGGGAAGTTCTTAAGATACTTTTCCTGAACTGCAACAGCTTCTGGAAGATCGACTAAAATATATTCATCAAAATCACAGACAACACTCAAGGTCTTACAAAGTCCGCCATACCCGCCACCAACTTCAACTACACGACTAATAGGAGTTTCTCCTAGAAGAGTCGCCATCTCAAATACATTCTTGATGTATCGGATTGTAGTGGGAGAGATTTTACCCGTTTCTGGATAAGAGAACGTATCGGGAGTTCCGATAGTATCATTCTCTTTAAACGCCTCTAGATTTTCAAGTAGAGCATCTTCAGCCATTTCCATGGCAACTTGAAGATATTCTGCACCTTGACGAGGAGTTACATGTTCAAGAATATTTTTATATCCCTGAAGTGATTTAAATTTTGCAAAGATATCATCATCAGCAACTGCACTACGGCAAGTTTCTAGATAATCAATTGCAATTTTTTCTTCTGCTTCCCAACCTTTGTAAGTACTCATTTCCAGTAAGTTTCGTAAAGATAATCTTCTGCCACTGGCAGATTGTTTGCACGTTCAAAGTTATCCTTGATCGCATCTATTTTAGAATAATAAAGATCTGGTGTCAATGTAGAAACATCAAAGTCATCATCCAAGAATATAATACCATCCTCGTTGAAATACTCTGTTACTCCTCTACAACCATAGAAGATAGGGATTGTTCCAGTAGCGAAACAATCAGTAAGTTTCTCTGTAAAGTATGTATCATAGACGGCATTCTCTACGGCAACAGAGAACATATAATCCTTAAGACCTTCTTCTTTTCTTGGCAGATCTCTAAAACCACGACCATAAAGATCAACTTGATCCCTAAATTTATTCACAAATTCCAATCTTTTCATGTGACCAGGAACCATGGATTTATTTGAAGAAATCATGGAAACCAGTTTTGTCTTCTCATAGATTTTTCGTTCTTCAATCCAAGGAGATGCATTAGTCAATGCATACTGAAACTTTGGATACTTCTCACATAGTTCACGATCACAACTCAGAATACCATCCACCCTGGAAGCAACAAAGTCATAGTTTTCAAGAATCCAATCATAAACATTTTGAATAATTTGTTTTGATTCAAGAAGCCAAATATATTTTGGAGTAGAAGAAACATCTTGAAGAATATCAAGAGATCTCTGATTCACATACAAACTTACCGATCCAGATCCATCATAAACCCATTCAGTATACTTAGAAGTATTTTTATCTGAAGTAGATGGTAGAAGAGAATCGTTGCAATAGAGATTAATCTTGAATGTAGACATTCTTCATAGCCTCAAATACTTTTGCAATTCCTACATCAATTGTAGTTTTAGGGACCCACCACTTCATTAAATAAGTATCTGGTTTATTTCTCTTATCCAACTGAACACTATCCTTTTCAGTTGATGGTTGCAACTTAACATCATATTTACCAATTAAATTAAATTGACCCATAATCATCCCAGCAACATCAATGATTTTTGTAGAGTGGAAACTGGTGATGTGAAGATTGTCTTCTGGAGTAAAATCATCATAGTTTTCCATGATTGATTCAAGTGCATCGCAGCAGTCCTCTGCGTATAGAAACTCTCGTTCTTCTTGACCATCAGTAAGCATATCAATAACGCCAGTTTCAAAACCCTTGCGGATGAAATCTGTAATTGCGTGTGATTTTTCATGATCTCTTTCAATTCCATAAACATTCCAGAACTTAACAATCAGTCCTTTGAGTGATTTGGTATACAGTTCACCAACATTCTTGAGAACACCGTATGGGGAGTAACTCATATTACTCATCTGAGATGATGCAAAAATGAACCTCTTATTATATTTTTTGAGAAGTCCAAATGCATTCGCCATCAAACGGATGTTGTTATCAATGAATTGGAAAGTATGTTGATACTTTTTAAGATAACGAGAACCACCAACATCAAATGCAAGAAAGAATACAAAATCAGAATCTTCAATTACTCTTTCCAATTCTGGGTTAGGAATAAGAGTCATATCCTGATCCTTACCATTCACAACATCAAACTCATGAACTTGATGACCCTTATTACGAAAATATTCTGTTAGATAGGCACCGATTTGCCCACTAGAACCTAAGATTGTAATTTTCATCAGACGATAGTAATTTCGTGTGCGTTTCCAAAGTTGACAATACCAGTTCCACTCATATGAGCAATTTCAGTAACATCAATCTTTTCTTCGGGAATTTCATCCCACATCAGTTGAATATCGGGCCAACCAGGACCAATGTCATCATGAATCAAAATACCTTTCCAACCTTTTTCACGAAGCCAATTCATCATGACACGTTCCTGAGAACCATCATGAGGATCAACATCAATCATAACAATTGAAACATTATCCCAATCAATCTCTTCATCTTCCATGAAGTCCTGAATTTTCCAGGTAATGTTGTCTTTTTGAATCGAACTTGCACCCTGTTCTACCAGATCATAACTGATGACTTGGTTATTTGGATTATAAGAAAGTGCAAGAGCGGACCCACCAGTGCGAGTGCCAATATCCAGGATAGTAGTTTTATTGAAAAACGTAGAAAGGTAAGCATAAAGTCGATATTCACTTTGCCCCGCAGGAAGCCAATCATTTTGATTGAGGGACATGTCTCTCAAATGACCGACATCCAAATCTTTTACATGTTCTTTAATAATTTCAATTTTCATCATTCTTTTTAGCAATTTGTTCAGAAATCCAATTATAAGTTTTGCGAATACCCTCTTCAAGAGTTTGTTGATAATCCCAACCTAGTTTTTCACGGATCAGATCATTATTAGAGTTACGACCACGAACACCAAGAGGAGCATCAAGTTTATGTTGTCTCTGGACATTCTTACCAGAAACTTTAGCCGCAGTTTCAACAAGTTGATTGATGGTTACCATTTCTTCAGAACCAATGTTTACAGGTCCGATGAATTCGGAATCCATCATACGACGAGTTGCTTCAATACATTCATCAATATAAAGGAATGAGCGAGTTTGTTTTCCATCACCCCAAACTTCTATAGTCCCACCTTCTTCTGGAAGATATGCAACCTTTCTGCAAATTGCTGCTGGAGCTTTCTCACGTCCTCCTTCCCAGGTGCCTTCAGGTCCGAAGATATTATGATAGCGAGCAACACGAACGGGAATGCCATAGTTGCGGTGAAAAGCGAAATAGAGTCGTTCGCTGAAGAGTTTTTCCCATCCATATTCTGAATCTGGGTTTGCTGGGTATGCTGATTCTTCACGACAATCGGGATTATCTGGGTCGAGTTGATTGTGTTCTGGATACATGCAAGCAGATCCAGAATAGAAAATCTTGGTCTTATTAACACCCTTTGACTCATTTAGTTGTCGTTGAGCTTCAAGAACATTCAAGTTAATGGTTGCAGAATTATGCATGATGTCTGCATCATTCTCACCACTAAAAACAAATCCTGCGCCACCCATATCAGCAGCAAACTGATAGATTTCATCGAAGGTTTCAATGTAACGATAAGGAACTGACTGGTAAAAATTACCATTGTCTCCTTTAAATTCTAGAACGCGACGAACAAAATCTACGTCACGAAGATCTCCTTGGATAAATTCGTGTGCCTCGGTTGGAGAAAACTCTGGTCGTTTAAGGTCCACACCACGAACCCAATACCCTTCGGAACGTAATCTACGAACCATATGACTTCCGATAAAGCCACCGGCACCAAGTACAAGTGCCTTCTTGATATATTGACTCATATTTTGATCAAAAATAATAATCTCATACTATATATTATACCAACAAAAGTGAAAATTTGCAAAACAATCTATTTTATTTTGACGAAAAATATTTTTACAAACACTACAATACTATCTCAAAAGAGGATAGAACAAATCTCATAGAAGAATCGGAATTATATTTAAAAACTCACAGGAAAATTGGAGAACTACATCCTCCAATTATGGCTGAAAATTTTTTTACAAAAAAATTATTAGAGAAAGAATGTTGGAGAAACTTAACTAAAAGAGTACTCACTATTGTAAACGAATATTCTAAAAATTATTTACATCTCAAGGTAAGATTCGAATCCTGTTGGATAAACAAAGTGGGATTCTATGCAGATACTGATATTAAAAACACTCTGTATTTTGATGAGGATTTGCAGTTATATACAGACAATCATTATCATTCGCATCATGATGGTCAAATAATTAGTTGCATTTTTTATTTACAAAATCCTGACAAAAAATATGGTACTTTAATAAGAACTAAAAATGGATCTTTAGTTCTTGATGGAACTGAGAATTCCTTAACTATTTTTGATCCTAGATTACATCACACTGCACTTACACCAAATCCAGAAGTAACTTCAGTATATCCAAGATATGTGATTGTAATGACTTTTGTAAATTCAAATTAAAAAAGGTGGGATTACTCCCACCTCTGTCAGCTCAGGCTCGCCACTTGTTTTGAGTACGAGAAAACAAGAAACTCGGCGGGGTTTCCCCATCCACACCAGTCGGCATATTTAACGTCCAATCCGACGAGGACAGCATGGGTCATTGACTCCACCACCTAGTTTGACTTAACTAGGAAAAGCTAGTTGAATTAATTTTGGAATTTCTATTGCGGCATAAAAACCACAAAGAACTAAAATATCCCAAAATTTATACTTGATTGCGAAAGGAACTACAAAAGCATTTCCAACACATTTTACAAGTAGTCCAACTTTAGGATCTCCCCATAAAAGGACAAAGTATCCTGACAGTAGGAGAAGATTACCAATGTATCTTAGAACATCAGTTTTTTTCATAAAGGGGTTGCTCCCGACCAGTGCTGTTATAGACCATCCGTGTCTTCTTCATCATCATCCTTTACATAACATGGAACGCGATCTGGATCTAACCATTTCGCATATTCAATATCCTCCATTGCAGTAGAACATTGTAGACCATTATCAAAAAGATAAATGTCATTCCAGCGTTTTGTGTAATGATCTTTCTTTTGCATTCTATAATCAGGCATACCATTCAGTTCAATGATACCCTTTTGAACAAATCTATATGCTTCTCGTTCGAGGAGAACTTTAGGAAGTGTTTCAATCACGATACAAGAGCTCCTTCGGCTTCAAGATCATTGTAGATATATTCCATCAAAATCTCATAATCGTCCAAAGGATCTCCAGAGAAGATTGCACCATTAGATTCATAAAACTTACGAACTTTTTTGTAAAGTTTCGGATTCTTCACATCGAGATAGGAATCTCCGTTCGCAGCCGACTTCAGAGTTTGAATGTCTTTTTTGAATTTAGCAGTGAGTGACATCTGTTTGAATTTGTTTACCTTGTTATTATAGGGGGTGGACTTAGAGAAGTCAAGGGGGACAGTTTGAAATCTGTCCATGCTCCTTGAGAGGATCGAACTCTCCTGGGACCGATTATGAGTCGGGTGCTTTCACCAGATAGCTAAAGGAGCAAGTAGGACTGGAGGGAATTGAACCCTCTTCACACCGTTATAAGCAGTGGGCCTTAACCAATAGGCGACAGTCCCATAGGTAGGAGTGGAGGGAGTCGAACCCCCAACCGCGCACTAATCTGGTGCATACAGAAGGTATAAGCTTCTCGCTCTGCCAATTGAGCTACACTCCCATAAATTCAAGTCAATTGTAGAGGACTTGAAACTCTTTGTCAAGGGGCTTCGTTGTTTAGTTCGGTATATATTCGTATGAGTTCATCATCCGCAGGAACCATCACACAAGTATTTTTTCCGTTAGTTATACCTATATGTTCTCCGTTTTCCACTCTTCCAATCATTTCATCCCAACGTTCTTGAAATTGTTCCACCGTGCAGATTTCCATAGTTGTTGTATTTATTAAGTCGGAACGATAGGACTTGAACCTACGACTTCCAGCTCCCAAAGCAGGCGCTCTACCAAACTGAGCTACGTTCCGTTTTTCTTTTCATCTTTGGTTGAATGTACAAACATTATACCTAATGTAGGAACGACTGTCAACCCCATACCAATGATAAAAATTGATATGGGATTATTTAGTACAAATTCCACAAACTTAAATACAAAATTAGTATGTGGTTCCATTCCTTTTATGCAAATATTCCTGGGACATAATTAATTCTTTCACGAATTTCATCAAGAATAACACCATATTCTTTGAATCTCCTATCACCTGCGATGAAACGTCTTTGTCTCATCCAGACAGCATCAGCCAAAAGTTTTAGTTCGTAATCCGAAAAATCTTTGAATCGTTCCATTGGGTAACTCCTATCTAACGTGATGTCCACCGAACATATATCGCATACCATTTAAAACCTTGGCTGCGAAAGTGCCCAGATTGCGTGAATTAAATCTTTCATAAAGCGCAGTGGTAATGACAGGAGCGGGAACCCCCAAATCCACAGCGGCAGTAACCGTCCAACGACCCTCACCGCTGTCGGATACACCTCCAGAGAACTGTTTAAGCTCACTATTGCCGCGTAACACATCAGCAGTAAGATCGAGTAACCAAGAACCAACAACACTACCACGGCGCCATAACTCAGCCACCTCAGCAACGTCAATATCATAACAATAAGATTCTGGATCTGCCATTGGGGCAACCTCTGCATCTCCTTCTCTGACGTACTTAGCACCCGCATTGGCATTTTTTAGGATATTGAATCCTTCTGCATATGCTTGCATTATACCATACTCAATACCGTTATGCACCATTTTAACGAAATGACCCGCACCTGGGCCTCCACAATGCAACCAACCATATTCTGCAGAGGTTACGTCCGAGTCAAAGTTAGTTCTGGGGGCAGCTGAGATCCCTGGGGAGAGTGCATTAAAAATCTTTGCACAAGCGGCGACTGCAGTATCTCCACCCCCAACCATAAGACAGTATCCACGATCCACCCCATAAACACCACCGCTAGTGCCACAATCAATATATTGGATACCCATCTTTGAGAGACGTTCGGCTCTCTTCCGACTGTCCTTAAAATTGCTATTGCCATGATCAATAATAATATCTCCTTCACTACAATATCGTAGTAACTCATTGATTGTCTCCTCTACGGTTTCGGCAGGAACAACCATTTGAAAAATACCTGGTTGCAGTCCACCTTTATTATTATGTTTAACTACTTTAACAAGATTTTCAATAGTAGTTGAAACTCCATTAATATATCCCTTTTCATAAGCTTCTTGAGCCTTTTCATAATTTCTCCTATAACCCCAAACTTCTATTCCCGATTTCATCATACGACGGGACATTCCTTCTCCCATCCTCCCAAGTCCAATTAATCCTACTTTCATTCAACCCTCCCAAGATTCGTATTGTTCTCTAAAATACCTATCAACTTTATTTAAGTCATCAAGATAAATGTCACACATATAATTATGATCGTCACACCACTGTAAGGCAAATGCATGAAATCTTTCCTCATTTTTTATTGCGGAAACTCCATAAGTTCTAGAAAAAGAAGACATTATGAAATGCCAACACATATTTTCTGGTTTCATCGATTTTGTTGTTTGAGAACTTCCTCCCAATCTCTCTGAAAGAGTTCTAGACCCTTATCAGTCATAATGTTCTTATACATTGCCCAGAATACAACTGGCGGGATTGTAACGACATCTGCACCATGAAGAGCTGACTGTTCCACTTGTCTTACATCACGAATAGATGCCGCAAGAATCTGTGTAGATGTTCCCGAGTAATCAAACGCCTTACGAATATTTTTAATCAACTCTACACCATCAATGGAATTATCCATCCAGCGTCCAATAAATGGCGAAATAAATGTTGCTCCTGCTTTTGATGCAAGGATTGCTTGTGATACAGAGAACACTAAAGTTACATTAGTTTTAATCCCTTTATCTGACAAAAACTTACAAGCCTTAAGACCTTCTACAGTACATGGAACTTTAATAGTGACTGAAGGTGCGATTGTATAATATTGTTGTGCTTCTGAAATCATATCTTCTGCAGTGTCTGCAACAACCTCTGCAGAAATACTTTGCAAATTTTCAAACTCTGTTGAAATCTCTTTGATGACTTCCAAAAGTTGTCTACCACTTTTAAGAATTAGAGATGGATTTGTAGTGACTCCATCAAGTAATCCAGTTTCATATGCAGGTTTGATGAAAGAAACATCAGCAGTATCTAAAAAAATTTTCATGCAATTAATCTCCTATTGTGGATAAGCATTGTTTAGTCCCCAAAAAACAAATAATCCAATTGATAAAAATATACAGATAGTTGAGAAAGTTAATCTCATTCTCCTCCTCCTGATTTGAATCCGACTATATATCCGATAATCAATCCACACATGAATGCTATCAGTAAATAAAGTTCTCTTGAAACAAGTTCAATAAACTCTATCCATTCCATAGTCGTCATTTTCATCCTCGTAAGTAGATGGTTCTTCAAATAATTCATCCATCTTTTGTTTTAAAACCATGTCCCTTAATTGTTGCAAATCTTCTTCTGTAAGATTTATCATTTGTCCTTTAGTAGCTCTTCTATTCTTTTACGCATATTAATACTATCTTTTTTAAGATAGTCCCTAAGGGAATACCCCCTACTACCTTTAATAATACAAGTCCCTTGATAGAACATCGTAGAAGCAAATACCAATAATAAAACTATACCAATTATTTCAGGGTAATGTTGAGCCATGGCAGTAAAGGTGGAATAATACCAATTAATCGGAGAAGCCCCTCAGCAAATAAAGCAAGAACCACCCAGCCAACACACATAGAAATAATGGAAGCATTCCTATTGTGCCTTCGTATAGCAGCATCAATCATCTCCTGAACTTCAGAACGACTCACTAATTCATCATGTGATTGCATCATTTTTCGTCTCCAAGATACTTTGATAAAGGATCTTTTTTGGTTTTAACAATCTCACATGCTCTTTTATAGAACATATTATCAGTATTACCAGAGGCTTCAAAAGTAGCCTTAATCTTCACCCAATTGTTATAGGTGTGGTCGTCCATGAGGTTATTAACTTGTACATAATTATATAATAATCACGAAAGCTCTAACGTCAACCATATGTGTTCATATGGTAACACGGATTAAGCAAATATTAAACTAAAACGGAAAGGAGAGGATTCGAACCTCCGGATGCTTTCACATCGACTGTTTTCAAGACAGTTGCCTTAAACCACTCGGCCACCTTTCCATACGGAGAATGTTGGATTCGAACCAACGGAGAAGCGTAAACTCCTCAAGAACTTAGCAGGTTCCCGCCTTAAACCACTCGGCCAATTCTCCTAACGGATTTCAAAATCCAGTTTACGAACCTTGCGAGCCCGTCTGGATTCTTGATATGCAAGATCAGATGCACTTAAAACATCGGATCTCTTATTTTCCTTAATTGAGTTTAACATGACAACCTGGTTTAGGTCAACAGCCGTGATGGTGTTCCCCTTAACCATTGTCATATTATCACATCCACAACATACCGATTTAGTTGGATGTGACTCCAACTCGGTGTTACACACCTTACATCTTACTCTTAACATTGTTCAATACCTTAATTATTCTTCAGTAATTTCTTCCGTAGTTTCTACCTCAGTTTCTTCCGTAGTTTCTTCCGTAGTTTCCAATTCTTCCTGAACTTTCTTACTTGGTTTATCGGTAAATGATCTCAACATCCAAATAAATTTACCATGTTCTTCATTTAGATCATCAACTAGGTTTGTAGTTCCTCTCGATTTTTGTTCTTCAGCTTCTTCTGCAACTTGACCTAAAAGTTCTACAAACTTTTGGTGACTGGAAATAAGGTCACGAATCATTCCCATACTATCTAGAGAACTATTTGTTTCTGAAATATGAGATACCTCAGTAATTCTTGATAGAGTGGGTACTGGTTTGATATTTAGATATCTCATATGTTCAGTGAGACGATCTATCTGTTCAAACATTGACTCATATTGAGTTCCAAATAAGTTATGAAACTGATAAAAGTCATCTCCAACTACATTCCAGTGGTATACCCATGTCTTTTGAAAAAGAACAAATAAACTGGCTTGAGTATCTGAAAGTAGTTTAAAAAGTTTTTCCATTATACCAAATACTTTTATGAAGTATTTATGAGTGGGAGATACTGGGATCGAACCAGTGACCTAATCCTTGTAAGGGATCCGCGCTACCGCTGTGCTAATCTCCCGAAGAGCGGGTAATCGGATTCGAACCGATGAGAACAACTTGGAAGGATGTCATGTTACCACTACATCATACCCGCTTATGTACCAATCATAAACTATTTAAGTTTGATTGGCAAGTGCTCCAGAGAAGATTTGAACTTCCACGCTTTTTAAGGCGGCGGATTCTAAGTCCGCTGTGTCTACCGTTCCACCACTGAAGCTAAATGGGTATCGAGTGCCCGACACCCGCAGAAGACACTTTCTGCAACTTGCGGGGGTGATCAAGTCCCCGACCTAAGAAAACTCAGGATTTAGTGAGTCGGATATGATGATCCCGACTCTTATGGAAGACCCAGACATTTCCAGTCCTTCCAACTCCCCCAGTCCGACTCGAACGAACAACCCCAGTGTTAACAGCACCGTGCTCTGCCAATTGAGCTATAGGGGAATATAGGGGAAAGGAGAGCTCTTGGATGAATCCGCAGGATCACTTCCCCATGGAGAATAGGAGACTCGAACTCCTAACCTTTGCCTTGCAAAGGCACTGCTCTACCAATTGAGCTAATCCCCCATTTGGTGGCGGGGGGTGGAATTGAACCACCTACCTGAAGCTTATGAGACTTCTGTGCAACCGTTACACTTCCCCACTATTAAGGCCGCTTTTCACGGCACCGTAACACTTTCTTTACAGGGCTGTTATCACCCCGTCTCTCTATACTAGGGCAGTGGACTTACTGCGAGAGAATGCAACAATGTTGTTTGCGTTTGTTTTTTGTCCCGTCAACAGATACAACCTTACCACCCCGTCGAAACCTTGGCAACCCCTCGGAATGGAGTTGTGGGGAGTCGAACCCCAGTCCGAAGCAACAGAATTTGCATCCTCTTGAACATAGTATATAGTATACTAACCATATTCAGTTGTCAAGCGGAGAGTAGAGGATTCGAACCTCTGGTGCTGTTACACACAAGACCTTTCCAAGATCTCACCATAAACCACTCGGACAACTCTCCAATATAGACATTATACCATAAGATTAGTAAATGTCAACACTCTCTGCAGGATTTGAACCTGCGACACATCGGTTCGTAGCCGATTGCTCTAGTCCACTGAGCTAAGAGAGTAGGCGAAGGGCCAGAGATTTGAACTCTGATCTTCGGTTTTGGAGACCGAGATGCTACCAATTGCACCAACCCAACATGGTATCCGTGAGAGGATTTGAACCTCCAACACCCACCCCCTCAAGGTGGTGCCTCTTCCAATTGGGCTACACGGATATAGTTCCAGAACTAGGATTCGAACCTAGACGAACACCTTCAAAGGGTGGTGACCTGCCAGTTAGTCGATTCTGGAATGAGAGTTCAGGGTGGGATTCGAACCCACGGCGATAGAGGATTTGCAGTCCCCTGCATTCGACCACTCTGCCACCTGAACGAGAGCCCAATAACAGAATTGAACTCATCTCCTCTGTTTCACAAACAGATGCCTTGACCACTAGGCTAACGACACAAGGCAGTGGGTAGAATTGAACTACCGACATAGAGGGTATGAATCTCTTGTTCTACCACTGAACTACACTGCCAAAGTGGAACCGACAAGATTTGAACTTGTGACCGCACCCTTATCAGGGGTGTGCTCTACCACTGAGCTACGGTTCCAATATGGGTTGCTGTCTCTTCCCTTTACCTTTCCTCAATTCGCATCCCCAAGAGACGGGGCAGAGGTAATTCCGAGTTTTCACCCTACCGTATCCTAGAAATACAGGAGTGTTTCTCATATCGGGCAGCAACCCAAGAGGGAACAATCGGATTTGAACCGATAACACCATGATCTTCAATCATGTGCTCTACCAATTGGAGCTATGTTCCCAAGTCCAGATGAAAGGATTTGAACCTCCGACTTCTCCGCCCCAAACGGAGCGCTCTACCAAACTGAGCTACACCTGGTTGGTATTCCTGAAGGGATTTGAACCCTCGTTTCCGCCTTGAAAGGGCAGCGTCCTAACCATTAGACGACAGGAACATGATGAGAAAGACACCCCACACGAAGTCACTTATGGATTACGCTTCGTAGCCTTATGAATCCTGCCATCATCCGATGGTGGTTAGAATGTCTTTCCCCAATTCCAGTTCTTGCTACGTCATTCCTTACCTAACTGGCAACATTCAGGATGACGTGCTACAACCACCAAGGAGGGACACTCCATCGGCAGCGTAGCAACGACCCTAACGGGATTCGAACCCGTGATACCACCGTGACAGGGTAGCGTGATAGACCACTTCACTATAGGGTCAAGAGCACAATCCACTACCAATGGTATCATTGGGCAGATTATGCAGTGAGAGAGGAGGGAATTGAACCCCCGATGGTTCCGATGTAACGGTTTTACAGACCGCAGCCACACATATTGCCAACAGTAGCCACTCTCTCAGATAGGTTCAATTGAGTTACGGCGCTGAGAAGCATTAGATCTCCCCCAAGAGT